CACCAGTTGTTCCTGTAGGTCCTGTTTCACCAGTTTCTCCTTTGTCTCCTTTATCACCTGTAGGACCAGTTACGCCAGTAGGACCAGTTACGCCAGTAGGACCTGTCGCACCAGTAGGACCAGTTACACCAGTAGGGCCAGTTACACCAGTAGGGCCAGTTACACCAGTTGTTCCTGTAGGTCCTGTTTCACCAGTTTCTCCTTTGTCTCCTTTATCACCTGTAGGACCAGTTACACCAGTAGGGCCTGTCGCACCAGTTACACCAGTAGGGCCTGTCGCACCAGTATGACCAGTAGGACCTGTCGCACCAGTTTCTCCTTTACGACCTGTCGCACCAGTAGGACCAGTTACACCAGTTGTGCCTGTATAATTGTTGTCATAAATAAGTGAATATACTGGCCCGGTTAAACCATATCCATCTTCACTAATTGCTTGAGCTACTAAATCATTAAATGGTTGCCCAGTTGGTCCAGTACCATATATTTGCCAACCGCCGATAGTACCTAACGGTGCAAATGGGTCTATAGCAGGTCCTACATTTAAAAAAGGAGTAGCTAATCCAAATTGTGAATATGCAATTCCTGATAAATTTGCGCCTATTGTCGCATAAGTTGAACCAGTGGGTCCTGCAATATTCAAAGATCCAGGTCCCATGAAAATTTCTTTCCATCTGGCACCAGTCAATCCTAAACTATAGAAATTTGATGTATTAGGAACAATATCTCCTGAAATAGTTAAACTTTTCTCTAAAATATTTACAATATCAGAATATGTTACACCATCTACATTATTTACTAAAACTGCACCAGTACCAGAATTTATAATATTTATACTTCCGGTTGGACCAGTAGGCCCAGTTTGTCCTACTAAAGGAATATCTGGACATGATAATATAATATCTATCGTTTGATTTATAATATTCGAACTAAAAGTAGCATCTGAATCTGCAACACTTTGTGCGATTTCTTGTGCAAGTATGTCAGCTTTTAGTTGAGTATCTGATTCTGCACTAGCTGTAGAAGTTGATGTAACTTGAACATTACAGTATTTCGAATAAGCTAAACCTGTCGCGCCTCTTGTAGAAGTAAATTTCATAGAATCAATTAATTTTTCATTATCACTTAAATATTCATCATCATCTTCTTCCGGTTGTTCATGATTTAAATATTCATCCTCGTTTAAATATTCATCATCATCTGAAGAATATGTAACTTCGTTTATTAAGAGATTTTTACTATTTACATTATTTTTTGGTAATCTCATTATATATATATATATATATATTACTACAATAAATACATATTAAAAATAAGACAATTGTTTTAGCTCCTTTATATCAGACAAAGATTTTTCATGTAAGGATAAAGACAATTCTTTAGAAATATCCGTTATAAATAATTCATCTTCTCTATATTTCAAAACACGATTATCAAACAATTGTATAGCACGATTTAACGCATCACAATAATTTAATTTTTCAATTATCATTCCGTACATTATTGTTCTATCTATATCATATGCAGCTAATAAATCAGATTCACGAACAATATGATAAGCTAATTGATATTCGTTTAAACTCGGAAATCCATTACGTTTTACTTTCGAATAAGACATTGTTGAAATTATATTTGTTATTATTTCTAATTTTGGTTGAGATATTACATCACTCATATAATTATTCATAAGAGATAAGCCAACTTTTTCATCCATATATTTTTTATCACACATATCATGTAATATAGCAGATGCACAAATAATATCTTTCTGTTCAGATAAAAAAGCATTTTTTTTTACTTCACTATTATATATCTCATTTGCAAAGCGAAATGTTTCCATACTATGTTTTAAAGCATGTGATTCATCTATATTGTATATTTTACTAAATTTCGCAACATAATTAAATGCGTAATTTAATATAGGAGATAAATTCGTTATTTTCATTACTATGTATAAAATGTAATAAAAAAAAATAAAAAAAACGAGTTTATATCATAAAACAAATATATTCTTTATAAAAAGTAAAATAATTACAATAATATATTATCATATTTCAAATAAAATTGAAATGTAAATTATTTAAAGATATAAAACTATATATTTGATACACCTTACACAACCAAACAATGGATCTTACACAACGAAAACTAAACAAATCTGAATGGGAAACTATTGAGGTTCCTGTTTCAAAAAGCGAACAAAGCGTTTTAAAAATGATAATAGATGGATTTCACAATGTGAATATTCGGGTAAATAGTAACAATTCTATCTTTACGTTTTTAAAGATAGAATATAGTGAAAAAAAAGAAGATTATTTATACAATAAATATTGCAAATCTCTTGTAGAAGAAATTGAAACTATTCTTGTAAAAAATGATTCTTCTTATAAAATTTTGAAAATTGAAGTGGATATTAAAATAAGTTCTGCAGATCGCATTCGTTTAGAAAATAATGAAGAAGGAACTATAAAAACTGCAAATTTATATGAATTTGTTTTGTTAGGCCATGTCAGAAAATTCGTTCAATATAAAATAGATAAAAATGTGAAGAAAAGTACGTTTCATTATTTTACACTGTATAAGTTAATGAAAAATAACATAGATAAAATAAATAGACATGTTTTACATTTCACAAAAACCATTTTGAAAAAATACGAAGAAGACATTGATTTGTCTGTCATTATTGAAAACGCATCTAATTTTATAGAAAAAAACAATAGTTTGTTAAAATACGAAGATTTAACCCTTTATGAACATCAAAAAGAGATATTCACTATATCCAAAGATACAAGACCGAAGTTAGTCTTATATATGGCGCCTACAGGTACAGGGAAAACAATGACACCTATTGCACTTTCAGAAAAACATAAAATAATATTTGTATGTGCAGCTAGACATGTTGGTTTAGCTTTAGCCAGAGCTGCTATTTCTATGAATAAAAAAATAGCGTTTGCATTTGGGTGTTCAAGTGCCGCCGACATACGATTGCATTACTTTGCCGCAAAAGAGTTTTCATTAAATAAACGTAGTGGTGGTATTGGAAAAGTAGATAATAGTGTAGGTGATAAAGTAGAAATTATAATATGTGATATTCGTTCTTATATTTATGCAATGTATTACATGTTGGCATTTAATAAAAAAGAAAATATAATCACATATTGGGATGAACCTACTATTACACTTGATTATCCAGAACACGAATTCCATTCTATTATTCAAAACAATTGGAAAGAAAATGTTATTCCCAATATTGTTTTATCTTCTGCCACATTACCTAAATTACATGAATTAACAGAAACAATCCCTGATTTTAAAGATAGGTTTGCAAATTCTCACATATATAATATTGTTAGTCATGATTGTAAAAAATCGATTCCAATCTTAAATAAAGATGGGTATGTTGTTCTTCCACATTATTTAAGTGAAGATTATGAAAAAATTAAACAAATCGCTTCGCATTGTGAAGAAAATTTGACTTTAACCCGCTATTTTGATTTAAATTCAATTGCCGAATTTATTTCATATATCAACAAGATTCATTTGCTTCATAGTAAAATGAAATTAGAGAGACATTTTGAAACACTCGATGATGTGAATATGAAAAATATCAAAGTATATTATATAAAATTATTGCAAAATATTCAACCAGAAAAATGGAGGAATGTATATTTATTTTTAAAAAGTATTCAAAACCCAAAAATTGGGTCCAATGATGCGATAGATACAAAAGGAAACCGCATTTTGAAAATGAGAAGCATTGGTCCAGGAGTTACGATTACAAATAAAGAAAAAGAAAAAGCAAATACAAATACAAATACAAATACAAATACAAATACAAAATTATCAGGTATGCCTTTATCGCGTCTTGCAAGCGAACAATCGCCAATGGCTCAATCCACAGAAAAACACACTGGTCTTGCAGGTGTATATGTAACAACAAAAGATGCATATACTTTAACAGATGGCCCAACTATATTTATAACAGATGAAGTTGAAAAAATTGGTAAATTTTGCATTCAACAGGCGAATATTCCTACAATTGTCATGGAAGATATTCTGAAAAAAATATCTTATAACAATGCATTAAATGAAAAATTAGAAACACTAGAAAAAAGGTTGGAAGATATGGAAGAAAAACTAGAATCTAAAAACAATTCATCAAAAGATACACGAAAAATAAATAGAGAACCAACAAATGAAGTTACAAATAAGGGTGAAATTCATAAAATTACAAATGAAATGAATATGCTTCGTACAATGATAAAACCCGCAACATTAAATGAAACTTTTGTTCCAAATAAACCACATCATGTGAAGAAATGGGCAGAAGAAATGGATACGACTGGAGCATTTACAAGTAATATTGATGAACATGTTGTGAGTGAAATTATGTCATTGCATAGCATAGAAGATATGTGGAAAATTTTACTTATGCTTGGTATTGGAGTATTTATAAATCATACAAATATAAGATATATGGAAATAATGAAAAAATTAGCAGATGAACAAAAATTATATATGATTATTGCAACAAGTGATTACATTTATGGAACAAATTATCAATTTTGTCATAGTTATTTAAGCAAAGATTTAGATCTAACACAAGAAAAAATTATTCAGGCTATGGGAAGAGTTGGACGAAATAATATTCAACAAAATTATACAATACGATTTCGAGATGATAAACAAATATTGAAATTATTCACAAGTGAAACAGATAAACCAGAAATCGTAAATATGAATAGATTATTTAATTCAAATAATATTATATTTACAAATGGAGAGTATATTTTATCATAATACAAATTCTTAGTATGTATTTTATTCATAATGTATATTAGTAACGTTATTTGAATCATTTAATTCTGTAATAATTCATTGTAATTATTATGTAATATCTTTTTATATGCAGTTATATTAAATGGAGTTGGAAAAAGTTAAAGAAAAATTAGATAAAAAAGAATATGATTTTTTTTATAAAATGAAAGAACAATTAGATTTGCCATTTTATTTTATTGGAAGTATTACTAGGAGTGATTTTATAAAAGGGAAGAGTGATTTAGACATTGAAGTGTTTACTGAAAATATTACTTCTACCAGATATAAAGTAGAATATTTGTTTAATTACTACAAACAAATAAAAGAACCAAAATATATTGTTTTCAAAATTAATGGTACTCCTATTTCTGGATATAAATATTATTTTAAAAATAAAGATATTTCTTTTGATTTCACTGTCTATAAAAAAGAATGTCAAAAAATATTATTACATCAAAGAAATATTGATATGAATATTCCATTTGTGTTAAGTATTTTTTTAATTACAATTAAATATTTATATTATTATTTAAATATTATCAGTAACTCTCAATATACTTTTATTAAAAAAAACTTATGGTTTTTCTATAATAACGAAAAAACTATTTCAAGAACGTATGATAAAGAAGAATACATGAATTATATTCGTTCCGAAAATGGTTACAAAAGATATTTAATATAATGTACAATATATATTGTATAATATGTAATGTATTATATAATATAATTGATTTTTAATCTTAATTTATTGGTATAAATTCGGCATCTATTGCATCATTCACATGTCTCTCTAACAAATTAATATTGTATTTTCGTGTATTTATTTTACGATTTTTGTAAGGTGTTTTCCATTTTCCATCACAATCAAAAAATACACTATAATATATTTGACTATTATCTAATTCAAATTCACGACTTGTATTATTAGACAAAGAAGATTGTTGACACTTATAATCTCCTGAAGATGAAAAGGATATTTGGCCTAATTTTTCTACACCAACAGAACTAACTCCTACAATAGGTGCAGGAGACAAAATAATCCATGCTTTTTTTCCAGATATATTGTTTACTGTGACAACTGGATTCAATCCTATACGACGAATAAAAGAAAACTGTGGAGGTTCTACATTAGAACTAAAAAGGCCAGCCGTTGGTAATTGAATTAAAGAGCCAAATATTCCAACGGAACATAATTTCAATTCATTTGTATTCAAAATATTGTTACGTAAATCATTAATTTTATGTTCTTCTTCTAAAGTTAAAATATCATCCTCTTCATTATTATACATATCATCTTTTTTTTCCATTATGAGTATATTATATATTATATAATATATTTTTAATATTAAAATTCAAATGCATAAAAATGTACAAATCTATTACTTACAATTATCTAGAAATTTATCTACGATTATAATAAATTCGTATTTTTTAATTTAATATCCTATTTTATTAATGAATTGTCTTTTTACAAGCATATTATTATTTATAATATTCATTTTATTAATACATAATACATTTACAAACATATTATTATGTATCATCTTACTAATAATATTATTAAGTTTTGTATATAATATAATCATTCATAAGTATTTAACATGTAATAAAAATACGATTTCTTATGATATGTTATTAAAACATTTTATTATGAATGTAAGTAGTAATAATTATTACATGAATTATGGTTTATGGGATGATGAAAACAATACGCTTATAAAAGCAAATAATAATTTAATACAATTTGTATTTGACAAAACAACCCTTTTAAATAAAAAAAAGATGAACATATTAGATGTTGGATGTGGTTATGGTCATCAAGATATTGAATGGGCTAAAAAATTGGATAAATCATGCAAACTAAAAGCAATTGATATATCGGAAACCCAAATATATCATGCAATGAAACAAAATAGTGATGTGATATTTGATATTTGTGATGCGATGTTTATAGATATAAAATATAAAAACGAATTATTTGATGTTATAATTTCACTTGAATCTGCATTCCATTATCCAGAACGTGGAGGTTTTTTTAAAAATGTGAATAAACTTTTAAAACCTGATGGTAAATTTGTTATAACAGATATAATGCTTCAAAATTCATATAATTCAAGTTTCATGAATAATCTATTTGTAAAAATATTTTCGGATTGTCTCCATATTCCAAAACAAAATTTGATTACATGTGATGAATGGGAAAAACAAATTTCAGGTGAATTGAATATTATAGAAACCATTGACATTACAGAAAAAACATTCAAACCATATTATAGATATTTTATAAGTACTTATTTTAAAAATCATAATCTTCCTGAGTGTGTAAGCGATTATTTAGTATCTTTTTTTTGTAATGTGCAACCATTTGCATATAAAGTTGCAGTTTGTACAAAAAAATAAATATTTTTATACTTTTATTATTTAAAAACACACTTGACCTGAGAAAACATATCATATGTCAAGACATTGAATGACATCATCCTTATCTAATATAGTAAAATCATATTTTTCATGAATTTTTATGTTTATCATTGATATTTGTTCGTCTAAATCATACTCTTCTGGTAAAACCATTTTAAGATTCAATCTTTTATCTTTTATCTTTTTTTCAAAAACCAAATGTTTTTTTCCACGCATTTCAATTAACGATATGTATTTTGGCAGAGACTTATTTTTCTCTGGATAAATATTATTATCTAAATCTTCAACTACTTTATTCGCTTGATTTAATTTTTCTTGAATGGATACTTTTTCAGATTTTGTTGAGCACCAAGATTTATCTAATTTTGGATGCTTTTCTACTTTGAAAAACGTTCTCTCTTTAGTATGTTCTTTATCTAACCATTCGTGATAATAAACTACATATTTTTTCATCATTTCTTGTATGATTCCTTCTGGTAATGCCTTAGCGTTATGTTTCCTTTCTCTCTTTGTTCCTTCTTTTATTCCATTTGAATTTTGTTCTTGTTGTTTTCTTGTAGCAATTCTCAAATTTTCGATTGTATTATTCAAAGGATCTTGATCGATGTGATCTACACTAATCTTTTTAGTTCCTTGACCATTTCCATAACAATCTTTTATAATTTGATGAATGTATAATATTTTTTCTCCCGGAATATGACTTTGTATGTAACCATTTGAACATTTATACCATGTTAATTTTCGATTGATTGTTTTTTCATAATCTAATATTTTTTGGTAACTTTCAAAACATAATTTACAAATTGTTTCTTTTTCACAATACATCAACAAATATTCTTTTCCGTTTTCTAATATTATCCATAATGGATTTTTCATAATATTTGCATCTTGACCTGCAGTTAAATAATGTCCTTTAATATATTCAATAACGTTGTACTTATCTGAAATCACTTTATGATAAAAGTGATAAATTTCGACATTGCAATTTCTTAAATCATAATGATTGTTATTTTTAAATTTGTAATAAATATTGTCAGAATTATAATTAAATATAAAATCTAAATACGTAAAACGTTTGTAATTATTTGTGTAGGATGGATAATCTTCATTATCATAATCATTAAATATGAAATTTTTATTGAAATTCATAATTTTATCTTTATTTTTGTAATCAATAAAATAAACTTTGTCTCCAAAAGTAATAGTTCCACAATTAAGTTTCTCATCTGTACCATATATCGGTTTCATTTTTGATAATATAATATTATTATCTGTCTCAAAATATGAATCATTTTTATTATTATTCATATTATGATATTATTTGCAATAAATTCTTTAAATAGTTTTGGGAAATAAACAATAAAATATAATTGTACATGTTTTTGAAATAAACCCAATCCGCTCAATTACTGTATGCCAACCCGCCCATACCGGACATGATTCTCAACACGTTGTAATTGGTGGCATAGACACGCACCTTGGCAGTCTTTGTGCCTTCAACAGTGGCGTTAGACAAGACCAATTGAAGTGTGGCATTATCAATACGTGAGAAGTTGCATGTTCCAGAAGGTTGGTGTTCTTCGGGTCTCAAAGCAAATGAGTACACGTTAATACCTTCATCAGGTGTGCGTGTATGGGCTTGGTAAGGTTGAACCCAAGAGAAGTAAGATCCTTCACGCTCAGAGAAGCGGTCTTGGCCGTTAAGTTGGAGCTTAGCGGTGATGACAGGGTTTTGGCCCCAGCAGTGAAGAGGAAGAGATGTCTCAGTAAGAACGAAAGTTCCAGCATCAGACACTTCAGAGTTGACATTGTGAGGGTAAGGAGTACCACTGGACAATTGTTGGAGAACAGAAGAAGGAAGGTTGAGACTATTGGGGTTGATAGGAACTTCAGGTCCGCCAAATCCAGGCTCGTTGTAAGGGTTGGAAGGACCATGCCAGTATCCTGTGAAACCGTTAGGAGCGATAAAGTCCATAGCACCTGCATCTTGGAAAAGACCTTGAGCGTTAATGTAAGCACGAGAGTCTTGGGCGATAGAAGCGGGGCCACCGAAAGCATGAACGGCATTAGGAAGAGCATCAATAGCATCAGTGTAGTTGAAAGGTTGAGCACCAAGAACCTTGAACAAAAGGGCATCACAAGTCAAAGAAGAGCAATAATCAACGTTTTGATCAGGTTGGACAACCCAGATAAGTTCCTTCACAGGGTGGTTGAAGTTAAGTTTGATTTTGTTACTGGATGAACCAACAGATTCATCACCAGTGAATTGAAGTTGGGTAATCAAGTATTCGTGAGGATTTTGAGCCATTCTGCGACGTTCATCTGTATCCAAGAAAACATAGTCAACGTACAAAGAAGCAGCAACCAAAGATTGATTGTAAGCAATTGTGGCAGGGACAGGTGTTCCAACGGTGTATTGAGAGTTCAAAGCATTTGAAGATGGGTAAGGGTTGTTGTTGCAGTTCAAAGTTGTAACGGCCCACAAGCACTCATCAATAGGACGAATATCAAGGTTGATTTTCACTTCGTGGTATTGCAAGGCAATCAAAGGCAAAGCAAGACCGGGATTTGTGCAAAACCAAAATTGAAGAGGAACATACAAAGTAGTTTCTGGAAGAGCATTACGGGGGGCACAAACTTGACGGGGAGCTTGAGAATCACAAGGGGATTCAACATCAGAGAAAGAAGGATCTGTGATAAATGTGAGTTGTGTTGTGTTTCCAATCATTTTGTAATAACCAGGTGTTTGTTCAGAGGTCATTGTGAGTTGATTCCAGATGTGCATCCAATCACCATATTGACGATCGATTCTTTGACCACCAATCTCAACTTCAACTTGAGCAATCAATTGTTCACCAGGGTAATCCAACCAACGGGCATAAACACCAGTGTTTTGGCCAGTAGAGTAGTTTCCAAGACCCATGAGTTGATTGATCTCGGGAAGTGTTACTTGAAGATATGTGCGGTAAGCCAAGTCACCATTTCTGCTGATGACACATTGGACACGACGTCCAAAATCGGCTTGCCCATTGAAAGTTTGTTCAATAGATTCAATGGCAAAGTTAGTATAACGACGATATGTGACTTTCCAAAAAGTAATTTGAGGATTTCCAGTAAGATAGACATCTTGTGCTCCGTAAGCAACTAATTGCATTAATCCGCCACCCATTTTATAATAATGCTAAAGAAAAAAATTTTGAGATTTTAAATTAATTAATTTATTTAATTTAATTAATTTGAATAATAATTTAAAAAATATCATTGTAAACTTATCTTATTTATATCTAAATTCGTCTTCATAAATTTCAATAAGTATGTGTCTTCGTATACTTCTTTTTTATTTTCATGGTTTTTTGCAAAAATATAAGAATTATTTTTTTTTTTAATACTCCACCCGTCTTCTATAGCATTATATAATAACAACATTTTTTGTAATTTAATAGAATCTATTTTCAAACTTTTTTCTAAATCTTTACATAAATCATTATTTATTTTTATATCCATTAAAAAGAATATAGAAAACAATTCTTTTTTTTTAATTTAATAATTGTACAACAAAAACCAATAAAATCTAATGATTCTATTAATATAATGAATATATTAATAAATAGTTTGATAAATATATTTATTATTATTATAAATTAAATAAATTGTTCTAAACTATGTTAACAAAATATGCCAAACTTTAAGCCTAAAACATTTAAAAATATAAAATTTAATAAAAATACTTCTGTAACACTAGACGGAAAACATAAAGAATTTTTAAATGAATTTTCAAAAGATGAAAAAAACATTATACCTAAATTAAAAATGGAAAAATTATCTTTACTTCAGAAATTAGAATTGAATGATGCAAAATTAACAATTGAACAAAAATTAGACATGCAAGATCGTATAAATGAATTAAAAAAATTAATAAAAGAAACAAAAAATAAAAAAAAAGAATATTTGTTAAATAATTCAAAATATATTTTTGATTATTTTGAAAATAAAAAAAATATATCAGATGGTTTACAAGCAAATAATAATACTAATAATAATAATAATACTAATAATAATAATAATATTGAAAGTAAAAATCAATTACTTAAAACTTTTTTTAAAATACAAAAAGAAAAGGTTATAGAAAAAAATGAAAATATAAATAATAATAATAATAGTAACAATAATAGTAATAATAGTAATAATAGTAATAATAATAATAATAATAATAATATTGTTAAAAAATATTTGAGTAATATTGATGATACATTTATAGATGTAAATTCGTATATATTTCAAACAGATATATGTCAAATATGTAATAAAGGTGAATTAATACCTTTGGAAGATGAAGGGGTTTTAATATGCAACACATGTTCTAGAAGTATACCATATTTAATAGAAAATGAAAAACCATCATATAAAGAACCACCAAAAGAAGTCTGTTTCTATGCTTATAAAAGAATTAATCATTTTAAAGAAATATTAGCTCAGTTTCAAGGAAAAGAAACAACCCAAATTCCACCTGAAGTGATTGAAAATATCAAATTACAAATTAAAAAAGAGAGAATTGATATAAATCAAATTACAAATACCAAAACAAAAGAGATTCTCAAAAATCTAGGATATAATAAATATTATGAACATATACCATTTATAAAAGATAAATTAGGAATTAAACCTCCTGTAATGAGCCAAGAACTTGAAGAGACCTTATGTAACCTTTTTATTGAATTACAATCACCATATTCAAAATATTGCCCAGATGATAGAGTTAATTTTTTAAATTATTATTATACAGCATATAAATTATGCGAATTATTAGGAGAAACATCTTATTTGCCATTATTTCCTTTATTAAAAGATAAAGAAAAACGTATTGAACAAGATTCTATATGGAAAAAAATATGCGAAGAATTAGATTGGGAATTTATAAACACCGTTTAACAATGTATAAAAAGGTATAAAATATATGTTATAATTTTTATTATAATTTGTATAAAAATAATAAAAATAAAAATAAAAATAATAAAAATAATTTATTTTTTTAAGTTTCTTCTTTTTCTTTTTGTTTTTCCACCGACAGAACGTTTTCCAAATGCATTAGATAAAAAACTATTTGTACTATTAAATGTATTAAGCATACCACTTGATGCTGCACTTGCAAGTGAATAATTACCAAGATTTGGTGTTTGTGAAATATTGTTTAATTGGGTTTGTAGAGCAAGAGCTCTAGATTCAGCAGGATAATTATAATTCAATTTATTAAAAGCCGCAACAAGTCCAAGTACGTTTGATCTGAATAAATATGTACTTGGTTGAGCTCCAGAACTATTTTGAGTATTTGCCATCATAGCAGTAGTTTCATTTGGTTGCATAGAAACATTACCATTTGGTGGCGGCATGGACGCTGCCGCATTGTTTGAAGAACCAAACGACGGCCATCCACCTCTTTTATTATATTTTTTCTTATATGTTTTACCCATGATTATACATTATATTAATAAAAAAATAATACATTACTAGAAATAATATATTATTTATATTTTAGTCTAATTTAATACATTACATTGATAATGTAATTGTGTTATATCATTTTTTATTAAAACCCACCAGGAAAGCGAACCATATTAGCACCTATACCAAATCCGGCACCTGTTCTAGCACTAACACCCATACTAGGAATATAAGTATCTAAAATACTAAATGTTGCAGCAGCAGTCAATGCAATCAAAATAATCTCTTCTACATTTAAAGAACGTTTTGGGATTGCAAAAGCAGCTATAGCAACCATTAACCCTTCTACTAAATATTTAATGATTCTTTTAACGAGTTCTCCAACATTAAATCCAAGATTAAGTAAACCACTCATTATAATAAAGAAAAAGAAAAAAATATATATTGCGATAAAAAAACTTAAAAATAATAAAGTAATTAATTAAAATGGAACGTTCTAAAGAAAAAAAATCTTCTAAGAAATCAAGTTTTGAGAGAAAAATGGAGAATGGTAAACAAAATCCTAAATATGTAGATTTATTGGAAGAAGATAAGCCTATATCTGGACAAAAATTCGTATGTGTTTCTTTTGTTTCACCTGAAAAGATCTTAAAAGCAAAAGAAATTTATTTTTTCGAAGAATTCCTAAAGAAATGGGATTTGAATAAATCTATGGAAAAATTTGTTCAATTTTTAAATTTTGTTTCTTATAAATACAACATTTCATTCGATGACTTGTCAAATGATTTTAAAGAATTTGTTAAAGAAGAAAAAGAAATTCTTTCTAAAACAAGTATGGAGGATGATTACAAAACATTTTTGGATAAAAATGAAGAAGAATTAGAAAAGTCATTTCAAATTTCACACAATTTCCAAACATGTACAAGAGGACTTAAAATTCGCGGTTCATATCCTACGATAGAAGAAGCTGAATTAAGATGTAAAATGTTGAGAGAACTAGACCCAAATCATGATGTATTTGTCGGACCTGTAGGGTTGTGGATGCCTTGGGACCCAGAAGCATATAAAACAGGACGTGTAGAGTATGTAGAGGAAGAATTAAATCAACTAATGCACGAAAAAACAAAAAATGAAGAAAATGCTAAAATATCATTTGAGCAACGGGTGAAAGAGAGTAAACAAAAAGCAATTGATGAGAATATCAAAAATGCAAATAAATCTGGTAATGTACTTACTCAAACCATAGATGATCAAGGAAATTTGATTGGTGTCAATAATATAAATACTCAAGAGTTTGCGTTGAAAGAACAAGAATCTATATCCACCGCAGATATTTGTGCAGAATTATTTGAAGGAAGTAATATTGTGATTGGAAATACAGATCATGGACAAAGTGAATTGTTAAGTGGACCTTTTGCAAATAAAACGAAACATGAAATTGATAATATAGTTTTGGAGGAAGTAGATTAAAAATAAAATAGAATAAAATAGAATAATATGGAATAAAATAGAATAAAAATAAAATTGATATATTTTATTTACTTATTTGTACAATTACAATATGTTATAAGTAAATAAAATATAAAACACATCCTATAAAATAAAATGGGTTCTGGAATAAGTTTGACAAATGCACAAATCGTTCACATTATTAAACGAGATGTAACAAGAAAATTTTATGAGGACGAAAGTATGAAAGATGTTACTACTATAGATGGGTATTTAATCTATTATGATTTTGCAGACGAAGTAAAATATACAAACAAATTAAAAGAACTAGACTGGTATGTAAAAAACAATAAAAAATGATTTAAAAATTGTATTATATTATTTATACATATAATAAATGAGCATTTTAGAAATAATTAAAAATAGATTTCAAAATTCAACGCAAATGAGTATATTTAATTATTTTAAAACAAATAATCCAATTATAGATGTATTATTATCCACCTTTTTTTTAACATTTATAAGTTATATTATAAATTTAATGAGTGAAGGTAATTTTGCGTTACAAGAATTTGATTTTGAAAAAATCAAAGAATATGTATATAAAAAAAATAGTATTATAATAGAAGGCAAAACAAGTTCTACAACATGTGTGTACAATTCTTCCATGATTACTTCTTCCGCATATAGTGATAGATTTAAAGCTTTATGGTTTTATATTATCAATAATATTAAAGAAAATGAAACTATTTTTCAATTAAAAGAATGTGTTTCATCTTGTGATTATTTAACTGGATCATCAAATAAAAAACTTAGACATTTTTTAACTGTTTCTCAAAAAAAATATTTTAAAATAAATGAAGATATTTATGTGCGTTGCAAATATATGAGTGATGATATAAATAACGAAAAAATGAATAGTAAAACAGAAAAAATTATTATAGAAATATATTCTTACTCTATTCCTTTGTATAAAATAAATGAATTTATTGATAATATTACTAGACAATTTTTATCTACAATAAAAACAAATCGGAAGGACAAACAATTTATTTACATTCTCGATAAATTGAAAAACGGAGAGGATGATAGTATATACGATTGTTGGCATGAATCAGAGTTTTCATCTAGTAGAACTTTCAATAATTTATTCTTTGATGAAAAACAAAAATTTATTGATAAAATAGATTTTTTTATAAATAATCGTAAATGGTATGAAAATAAAGGAATACCATATACGTTAGGAATTGGTTTACATGGACCACCAGGAACAGGAAAAACATCTTTAATTAAAGCTTTAGCGAATCATACACAGAGACATTTGATTTTTTTATCATTAAAAGTAATTAAAACAAAACAACAATTGGAAAAATTTTTCTTTGAAAATACATACAATAGTAACAATGAAAAAAATGGGGTTACGTTTGATTCAAAAATAATAGTAATTGAAGATATTGATTGTATTGGGGATATTGTATTAAAAAGAGAGTATAAAAAAGAAAATATGAATAATAATAATAATAATAATACTCTTTGTACAATTGATTCAAAAAAGGATGACCATTCTACAATTGCGGATGTAATTAAAAGTGTAGTAGATATGCAATCAAGCGAAAATTCAAAAATAATTTTACCGCAACCAAATAATGAAGCATTAATTACGTTAGATGACATTTTAAATTTATGGGATGGTATTCGGGAAACACCTGGAAGAATATTGATTATTAGTTCCAATCATTATGATAGATTAGATTCTGCGTTAGTTCGTCCAGGTAGAATTGATATTACACATCAGTTAAATAATGCAAGTCATAAAACAATATCAGAAATGTATGAACATTATTTTGGAAAAAAAATAAATACAGAAGAATTACAAAAAGTAAATGAATTTTTTTATTCTCCTGCAGAAATTGTAAGTATCTACATTTGCAATCAAACGGAAGAATCATTTATGAAACGTTTGCTTGAAAATGTAAAAGTTGTCTAAAAAATATGGTATAGTGTTTACCATTTTGTTGTTTTTCGAACACTAATTTTTGGTCCTGAACCGCGTTTTTTATTTGAATTTGGGTCATACATTTGTTCATCGTCATCATCTTTTAATCCTTTAGATAATTCCCAGAATTCTTTTGATCCTAAACGAAAGTCATTATGATTATCTGCTTTATACCAAAACACTTGATCTTGTAATTTGTTTGATTTAGAATTATTATTAATAACCAAACATTCGTAATTTTCAGTACATTGATCCATAACTTGACAAAACGATTCAAATGTAGGAAACATACCTGCATAATTTTCATAAATTCGTTTTCTGTTTGCAATATAATTTTCACGAAGAATAAAAACATAATCGATATTTGTACGAAGTGTTGGTGGTATACCGAGAGGATATTGCATTGTTATGATAAGCATTATCTTCCAATGTCTCCCATTCATAAATATTAAACGCATCATTTTATCACGAGCCCAAGTGTTGTCATACAAGCAATCATCCAAAATTACAAATGCTCTCGGATCAATTGTCGTGCGTTTATATGTTTCCATTTCTTTTTTAATTTGTTTTAAAACAGTGCGTTGTCTTTTTAAAATATTTTCAATAATAGCTGTATTATATTCATTGTGAACAAACAGTTTTGGAACCATTTTTTCATAAAACCCATTACCTTCTTCTGTTCCAGAAATAACTGTTCCAATAGGAATATCCTGTTGATAATAAAGTAAGTCTCTAACCAAGAAAGACTTGCCTGTATCACGTTTACCAATTAAAACAACGACAGGCCCTTTATTCTCATTTGGTTTGAAGCTAATAGTCTTCATATCAAATTTTTTTAATTCTAAAGTCATTTTATTATAATTTAGAAAATTAAAATTGCAATATTTTACGAATTGATAAACAAGTTAATTTAGAAAAATGCATATTTTATAAAATATAAACTATAAGTAGAAATGAGTTAAAAAACTGTATTATTTATATATTAAATACCTAATAATGATTGATATAAATTATCAAAAAAGAAAAAATATAGAACTGTTTGAGAATTTAGAAAAGGAAAATACTCTTTTTCTCTCTAAACCACAAAATTATATTCCTATTTATTCCAGATTTTTCTCATTAAATGAAAATAATTATAATAATATTAATTTAAATCATAAAAATTACATTACAAATATTAAAAAAAAAGTAAAAGATAGTGAAAACACCCATATATGTACGATTAAAAATACGGATAATAATAAAATAAAAGAAAAAAAAATATTTGTAAAAATTGCACCATTACTAGATTGTTTTAAATACTTAGTTGGTAAATACAATGTGAATGATCCTACATTATTTAATTTACCTAATTTACAATCAAATGAGACGAATGTACATCCTAAAATATTAAACGTACATAATTCTTCATATGTAGATGGTTTTTTTTTATTTTTGTCGAGTAATTTAATTCATCAATATAATTTTGCACATGGGGTTGATTATTATGGCTCTTTTTTAGCTATTAAAAAAAACTTTACAGTAAATATTTTTGATGATATTGATTATTTGCAAACTTCTGAATTTTTTCGAAAAAATAAAAATATATTGTTTACTACGGATGATTATGAACATTTATTTGAGCAAAACGTGAAAGACTCCATAAAACCAATTAAAATAGAATATAATTCTACCATAAAATCTAATATTTCTGCAAAATCGTTCGATGATACTTTATTTGAAGATATTTTTGAAACAAATGTACATGACTTAATGAATGATAATGTGATGGTAAATGTTAATGTCATGGAAAATGTTAATGTCGTGGAAAATGCAAGTGAGTTACTTGATATTACACACATGAATATTCAAGAAAAAGAAAAAGACAACCATTTTACTTTAAAAACGAATTCATCTTGTTCATCTCGTTCTTCTTATACAACGAATGAAAATGATGAGGATCATGAAGATGGTAAAGACAATGAAGATGAAAATGATGAAAATGATGAAAATGATGATGATGAAACTGTTTGGGAAGAAGAAGACGAGGAAGAAGAAAGTATAGAAGAAGAAACAATTAACGCAGTTATTCCTATTTTTCCAGTAGAAGTAATTTTTATGGAACCATGTGAAAACACATTTGATGATTTAATATTAACAAATGAATTAACAGAAGAAGAATGGTTTTCTGCTTTTATGCAAATAATTATGATTTTAATTACTTATCAAAAAACTTTTTCTTTTACACACAATGATCTTCATACAAATAATGTCATGTATAATTCTACCGAAAAAAAATATTTATATTATCAATACAACAAAAAGTATTACAAAGTTCCAACATTCGGAAGAATCTTCAAAATTATTGATTTTGGGAGAGGTATTTATAAATTTAATGGAAATATATTTTGTAGTGATAGTTTTCAAGCTGGTGGAGATGCATCAACCCAATACAATATTGAACCTTTTTTCAATGACAAAAAACCATTGTTAGAACCAAACTTTAGTTTTGATATTTGTCGTTTGGCGTGCTCAATATTTGACCATATTATAGATGATATAAGTGAAGTAAAAGATATGAATGCACTGGATCCAGTTAGAAAAATAATTGTAGAATGGTGTTTAGATGATAAAGGAATCAATCTACTTTATAAAAATAATGGCGCAGATAGGTACCCAGAATTTAAATTATATAAAATGATTGCAAGGTGTGTTCATAATCATACTCCACAACTACAATTAGATAGACCTGAATTTAAAAAATATTTGCATGTAAACAATAATAATCAAATTTCTTTAAATGAATTAATAAATATTGATAATATGCCAATTTATACATGAATATAAAATAGAATACATACTATGTAAAATGGTATAATTTTGTTATAATAATATTGTATTATTATAACATTCAATTTGTAATATAATTATGATAATTTTTCCAAAATGGTAAGACCATTATTATTTGTATAATGTTTTAACATTCTCCAGTTTTTATTTGCATATAAAAAATTGTATACTGCTTTATTTAATCCACAATTTATTTCGTCTATACTAAATCCAGATTGTTTGGATTGTTCAATTGCATTCAATCTCATGCGAATTGTTTCACCATATATTGCATCCACTTCTGTATCATGCAACATAATATATTTATTTGTAATTTTACTAAATTTATCTAACTCTCTTTTTAATTGTCCATAAACATGCCAACTATCAATAAATACAATATCAAATGTTTCATTCTTTTCAAATTCTAAGTCTAAATTATTTATCCATTTATATTCAACCTTTACATCTGTCTTTTTAGAAAGTAATAATAATTCGTCTATATAACAAAGTGATGTATCATTTAAAAATAGCCTTTTTTGTTTATTATTGTTTGTATTTTGCATCAATCCAGATAAAAATGCCCAATTACTAATACCATCTTTAACTCCTGTTTCTAAAACACTTTCACAATTTGAAGCATATTTAAAAAAAGTAGGTAAATGTTCATTAATATTGCTTTTCTTTTCGCATAATGAATTATATTTATTCAAAATATACTTTTTATTTACATCTTCTAGAGATTCTTTTCTGATAAAATAATTATTTTCGCATATGATTTTATAAAAATCGTCAAAATCTGTTAAATTCATAAAATGACAACTTATTATTTTTGTTTTATCTACATCATTTTCATTTTTATTCACAAATGGTTTCGAATTATTCGCATAATTACACATTCCTCTAAAATTGTGAAGTAAAAAGGTTTCTGAGTCTATTAGAATATTTTCATTTTGTATGAAATTATCTTTTTGTAAATAATAAGCTATTGCGACATCACATGCTGGAAACAAATGTTTCACTTTTGAATTGTTACATGTTTCTAACCACATTTCAACCATATTATTTAAAATAGGATGCAAATAATCGATACATGTTTTTGTTAATATAAATCCAGCACCTGATTGAAAAAAATAGTTTTTATTTTGAATCATTCTATTCTCACCACCACCACCAATATATAATTTATCGGAATTTATAGTGGGTATATAATTTACTAACTTTGGAACATTTACAAAAGTGTCCGTTCCACAAATAAAAACATATTTATAATTGAAATTGTCGTTTATATATTTTAATCCTAAATTTTGTTTATATGATGCAGACATATAATCATTTTTTACTCCATTTAAATAAATGTATTTATTTTCATCTAACAAATCTGTTTTTTCTTCACCGAAAAAAAACAAAAGCTTCACATTTGAAAAATTAGGTACATCTCTACCCCAGGTTTCATTTATTTTCAAGATTTGTTTTTTGTATGCTTCTACTGTCGGACAACCAAAAACACAAAATATCAAATCATAATTAGGTTTTAATGCATTTACCTTTTGTATTATTTCATTATATGTTTCCTTGTACTTATTATATAAATGTTTCATTTCATCCTTTGTTTCAATAGTAGTATATATTTTATTTAAAATTTGAATAGATTCTTCTTTTTTATAGTAATATGAAGAAATTAAATAATGAAATAAAATATGTAAATATACTTCGTTCTGGATTGGAGTATGTAATTGTTCAATTGAAAATAAAAATTTTCTACAACAATCATAACATTCACGATAATAACCATAATTTGCATACTTTTTAACAATGTAATTATATACATAATGTAAATTTTTCATTGGATATAAAATATTGTTTATAATTTGCCCATAATCACCATACCCTTTTTCAATATCATCATAATATTCATCTAATACTTGTAAATAAAACATTTCTTCACCGTGTCCGTATCCTAACTCAGTAGTTTCAATCATAATTTCTTTTAATCTATTCAAAATCTTAATTCCTATTTCTTTACCACATGAAAAAAAACTTCCACATACAACATAGCGATAATGTCTATAATATTCATTATATAATTTTGGATTTTTATATTTTTTATCACATACATTTAGTATTTGAATATGAAATTTATCTGTTATATTATTTAATATATCTACAATTTTGTCTTGTGTATAATCTTCACATATTTTTGAACTATTTATTCCAATAAAAGCATCTATCCATGCAAATTTTGGTGTATTAAAAATATTTAAATTCATTGCAGTTAAAACAAAATCAAACTTATTGCATGTGATTAAATGTGATTCGGATGATGTTCTCAAATCTCGAGTAGGCCAATATAATTCTCTATTTTGTTTTACTTTTTTTAAATAAGAAAAGGACCATAATGAATCAAGTGGTTGTACAATAATGTGGGTTAAATCTTCAAACCCATATTTTATTCTCGATTCTAAAATAATAGATTGAAATTCATTGTCTGTAAATATAACTAAATATACAGGCATTTTTAATAAAGAATCCATTTTTTTCATCATTTCACTTGGAGAAAGAGCGTGATTATTAAATTTACTTGTATCGTAACAACCAGTTATTAATGTACACTTTGGGGTTACATCCATTTTTATAATACAAAATTAATATTTTTAAGTATTTATATAATTATTATATTATTTATTTATAATATTAATAATGTATGATTCTTTTGGGTTTATAATAACAAGACATGTTAATTCAGATTGTACGAATAAATATTGGAACAATTGTGTGAAATTATTACGAACCTTCTATCCTTTTAGGGCGATTGTTATTATAGATGATAATAGTAATCAACAATTTGTAAAACCCGAATTCAATTATAAAAATGTAACTATTATACAATCAGAATATAAAGGAAGGGGTGAATTACTTCCATATTATTATTATATTAAACACAAATTTTTTGATAATGCAATTATTATTCATGATAGTGTTTTTTTTCATAAAAAAATAAATTTTGATTTACTTAAAAATGTAAAAGTAATACCATTCTGGTTTTTTCATGCAGATAAAGAAAATGTAGCAAATACATTGCGTCTTACAGATGTATTACGTAATCGTTGGGAAATTCAAAAAAAAGTTTCAGGTGGTGAAATTATTTTAGGATTAAAGCATTTAAAATGGTATGGATGTTTTGGTTGTCAAAGTTACATTAACCATGATTTCTTATTATCTATTGAAAATAAATATAATATTAGCAATATGATTCATGTTATTAAAAATAGGAGTGATAGATGTTGTTTAGAGAGAATAATGGGAGCTATATTTTTTACAGAATATCAAAATATAATAATGAATAAATCTCTTTTGGGAAATATAATGAACTATCAAACATGGGGGTATTCTTATACAGACTATCAAAACGACTTAAAAAAAGGAACTATTCCAAAAGCTATAGTGAAAATATGGACAGGAAGATAATGCATGCAATAACAATATATTCGCACTATTTTAACGAATGTAAAATATTTCAAAATCTGTTGAATGTTCCTTCGGAGAAACTAACAAATGTATCCAATTATAACTAGTATAAATAAATAAACTTATTGTAAATAACCAAAATACAAGCCAAACCATTACATAATTATAACTGTAAATATAAATTGGTACAAATATTACAGTTGAAAAATAGCATAAATTGCGTTTATTATACAGATCTGTTAAAACACTATGTATACCAGAATTACCAGTATTATTTACTCTTTTTAACATAAATTCCAAATTACAAGGAAGAAACATAACAAATAGGATCATATGAATAGAGTTTTCATTCTTTATATGCATTAAAAGTATATTATATTTTTAATGCATTTATCTTTATGTATTTTATAAAAACAACATGTAATATGGTTTAGAACTCTGGATTGCCTGTAAAAACAGGAGTTGTAGTTTGGCCTTCACCTGCGCCCATTTGTATCATTGGTTTTACTTGTTCTACTATAAAATACCCCCCAATAACACTCAAATAAACAATCAAACAATCACGAATTAAATGTTTAAGTGGTTTGTTTTCTTTTTCAATGTACCTCATTTCTATAAATTTTATTATAAAATATACGATAGTCACAATAGTAGCTATTAAAAAAATACCATTCATGCTGAATAATATAAAATAATAAATCATATTCTTATTTATTATTTTACGCAAATTATTACATTTATTCATCTAAAATTTCAATTTCATCAATCAATAAATCAGGTAATAAATCCATTCTAGGTTCTTCTATATTATGAAGATCCAATGTGTCAAAATCAAATGTTTCATTAGATATTTGAAGTTTCATATTATTTCCATCTTCATCATCATCATCTTCTTCTTCCTCTTTTCTTTGTTGGTTTCTTATCTTACTTATTTCTTCTAATCTTTCAATACTTTTAGGTGCAGAAATTGGAACTATATTGTTATTATTATCTTTCACATAATCCATATCATTAAATGATAATTTTGAATTTGAAATTGAACTTCTATTATCATTTGCACTACCAATTACACTTTCATTCAAATGATTCGATTCTGAAGAAACTATTGGTTCATCTATAATTTGTTCATTTACTTCTTCTACTACATCTTCTTCGATTGTTTCATCCATATACGCTTTTAATATAGCCTCTACTGGAACACTCTCTCTTAATGTGTTTAATATTCCTTCTTGTACTAAAATTTCTAATTCTCTATTATTTTTTTGGGTTTGAAGTGGTGGTATATTTAGTTCAAATAAATATACATTTTTATACACTTTTCTAGCTACATTAATATATACTTTATGTATAAAATCGTCTAATTTTGGTATATTAATATCTATTTTTTTTTGTTTTTGTCCAACTCTCATTGCAGTCAAAATTTTTACTTGAATTATATGTACACATGTTACTAAATCTTCTAAATAAAGACATCCCGATTTATCACAAATTCTTTTTCTCTCTGTTTCAATAATAGTAGGATTCCATTTTGGAATTCTAGAAATAAAATTTTGAAAAGTCATTAAATATTTATCCATTTCATTGTTTTCTTTGCATAATTTAACAGCTTCTTCTAAAATAGACCTATACCCTTCTACAATGTGCGGAGTTAATACAGTAAGCAATCTAGACCCCCATTCGTTTTTTGATTCATGAAGCGAACTAACATTAAAATCATCCATTTAAATAAAACTTATATTTTCTAAAGAGACATCTAAACTTAAAAACAAAAAATTAAATATAAACATCATTAATAATTTTTCATTCCTGAATTCTTTCCTTACTTTGTTGTAAGCGATTAATAGTTCATATCTTTTTGAAATATCTATTTTTGTTTCTAAAAATTTTTTATTTTCTAATAGTTCTAAAATATCTATTCCACTATACCCTTTTTCATATAATTTTACACAAAACTTCATTAATTCATCCAATTCTAATTTTATTGGTGTTGAAAATGTTTTTAAAATTTCTTTTTTTAAATATTCTAATCTATATAGTTTTGTTTCTTTTAAACAAAATGTTTCGTCTAATTTATATTTATGTAAATTAATGATCTCGCCTTTTACAGTAGGTTCAGGAACATAAATTTCACAAAAACGTGACAATATAGGTTTTAATAAATTATATTTATCTTCTACAATAATAAAAAATCGAGTATTATGACTAAATAATTCGATACATCTTCGTAATGCAGATTGCGCGTCAATTGTTAATTTATCTGCATTCAATAAAATAATACTTTTAAAATTATCTCCTCCATTCGAATTAATATGTGTTTTTGCAAAAAACTTTAATTCGTCTCTTATGAATTTGATTCCTTTACCGTGAGCACAATTTACATACATAATCAATGATTTAATTTTTTCTTTATTATATTCATATACTTTTTGAATAAATTCATTTACAAGCGTTCTTTTTCCACTCCCAGATTGTCCGTGAAAAACAATATTTGGAATTTTATGTATAGAAATAAAGTATTCTAATTTGTCTTTAATATTTTGATGAATTGGCAATAACATAAATAATAATAGTTTATTATAATTATTATTTTGTTTTTAAATATGTAATTTGTACGTTTATTATCTTATTTATATAAAAAATTAATTGTTTCAGGTTTGTTTGAGTTATTTTTTATACAGAACTATTTAACGGAAAAGTATACGGATTATTACGAAAAGCATTTAAAATCTCAGGTTGCATTCTGTCAGTGTTAATACTTTCATTATAGTATTGTGGAACACGAATTGCACCGTAATTTGTAACAGAAGGCGGTGATGTAATTGTATTACCTGGAATGCCTGTTCTTCCATCAAACCTATTTTCATCTTGTTTGTTTATATTTACATTCATTTTTTGATTAAATATTTGTGTCCCTCCCATATTTGGACGATTACGTATCGTTGAAGATTTAATATCATTATTGTGTTGCTTATATGCTGCATCATAATTACGATCGCCATATTGTGCTCCTGACCCACCTGAGGAACCAATATAATTGCAACTAGTTGTGTCTCTCTGTGTTAAATCTGGAGAAGTATAATTGTTTACATATGGTCCATCGGCTTGGTTGTTAATGTTAAAAGATTGTGAATATAAAGTTGTTTCTTTTATAGTAGTTGGTGTAGTATCATTCATGTTAATTACATACCCATTTGGTACTGCAGTAGTTGCTTCACCATAAATACGTAAATTCTGAACAGTTTCTTCTTTTCTGGATGGACGAAGTATGTCTAATAAGGGCGCAACAACTGCTCCAATTGCACTACTAAACCCACTTCTTAATGTATCTGGTTGATTCACTGATGTTCTATTATTTTCGTAATTTGTAAAACTTTTAATAAAATGATCTCCATCACTACTAGGTCCTTTTCCTACTGCAGAAGAATGATTTATAGTATTTCCAGGTAAAATAACACGTTTTGATGGCTCAAAATTTTCAGGTGCATAACTCGCATGTACTTCTGCGGACGTAGCAGGACCTTGATAATTTGATAAAACATCATTTCTTTTTATAATACCGGTTTCTTGAATAGGACGTAATGCTTCACCTTTTGTTGCTCCAGTAGTAGTAAACCATCTATCTTGTGTATTTATAAAAAATGTATCTGGTCTTTGTTTTTCTACACGTCCTTGTATTCCTACATTTTTAATATAAGATTGTGCAGGACCTTCATGATTTGTTAATTCATATTCCAATTTTGGGTTTGTAGCAACACGCATTTGATCCACTGTATAAGGAAGCCACTTATCACGGGCTTCCATTCCAGAATTATAACCACCAGTACCATTTACTCCATATCCTTTGTCTAAACCAGGACCTACAAATACACTGTCAAATGGTTTTACGTTATTATTAATACTCGATGGCATTTGTCTTGATTGGAAAAAATCAGATTCATTTGGCATTCCATATGCCCAGCTCATATTTTCTTGTGGTTTAAACAATGGTGCTTGTTCAACTTTTTTAATAGTTTGTGAACCAGTACCAATCATATTGTCTAATATCGTTTCTGCCGTATTTGAATGATATGTATTTCCTTTTACTTTTCCACCATTAAAAGGAACCATATTATTATGATTAAATTGATCTGTATTCAAATAATTTCCTGTTAAAGAGTATATTTGTTGAGGATTATTTCCAACTGGTTGATTGTTTCGAACTCTTTTTTCATATAAATTTTGATCAAAATATTTATCTGTTGCTATATTTGGGTTTGGATATTCTTGAACTGTACTGGTTAATTCATTTAAATTAGATACAGGAAAGTTTTGAGGAGGAATAATTGCATTTGGTAAATAATTGCGTTCGGCGCCCATATTCGTAAATTGTTCTTTTTTTGTATTTTTGTTATTAAAATTTTTGTTATTGCCTTCTGTTTTACTTGTTTGATTTGATACTATATACATTCCGCCTAATGCTATTAAAGGTATGGCTATTTCCATATTTATATATATAAACTATTATTTTTTAATAAAAAAATATTTACAAACAATGTAAATATTTTATATTATTAGAAATATATGATTTATGATTTATTAATTATTATTCTTATTATTATTCTTATTATTATTAGTATAAGCACATGAATTTGTAGTAGTACATAGTTGAGAACTACCTGGAAATCCACCACGAACTAAATTAAAACTGGTAGGTAAATAATTATTTGTTTCGTTTATAACACAATCTCTTTTAGGTGTAAAATAATCTTTTTCTAAAATACGGGTACTTAAATTATTTTGAAATGGTAGACATGTATTTTCTTGCGGATTTAAAGGTGGATAATACCAATCTACTTGTTCTAAATCACGGTACCACCATGCAGGATTAGTTGATCTAGATTGATCCGTAGTTAATGAAGCAGAACTAGGGTATTCTATTTTTTCATTTGGAACATTAAAAGATTGGTAATTATCTATTCCTAAACAATCCTTATTTAAACATCTATTTACACCCCTTAAGTCACTTTCCAAATCAATAGTATTTGTTCTTAAATTACCACCCCATTTTTGAATAATTATGTTCGGATCTTCCATGTAATATGGTTTGTCGCCATTACCTGGAACATCTAATATCCATCTACCAGGACCAGTAGATTGTTGTAATTGTTTTTTTGTTCTACAATCATCATAAAAAAATCGAGTACAAGCCATTTTGTATATTATATATTATTAATAAAAATATTTACATATATTCTTTTTATTACAATATAATTATTGTAATCAAAATAAATAATATAAAAAATAATCAATATAAATAAAATGAATGAAATAATAAATAAATGGAATTGTCTGTAAATCCGAAACAAACCACGGAGCCAACGTTATGTTTAAATATGATTGTAAAAAATGAGAGTAAAATTATTACTAGATTATTTGACTCGGTTGTACCAATCATTGATTGTTATTGTATTTGTGATACAGGCTCTACCGATAATACAGTTGAACTTATAGAAAGTTATTTTTTAGAAAAAAATATACCTGGTAAGGTGGTTTATGAACCATTTAAAAATTTTGCATATAATAGAAATGTTGCATTAAAATCCTGTATAGGTATGTCTGATTATGTTCTTCTATTAGACGCCGATATGACACTTTCGATTCGTACATTTGATAAAAAAACATTAAGTAAATACGATACATTTACGATACTTCAAGGAAATGATAATTTTTATTATAATAATAGAAGAATTGTACGCAATGATGGGTTGTATAATTATGTAGGCGTTACACATGAATACATTAATATACCAAATGGTTGCAAAAATTATGATATAAACAAAAATGAATTATTTATTGTTGATATTGGCGATGGAGGCGCTAAAAGTAATAAATATGAAAGGGATGTTGA